AATTACCATAGCTATTCCCTGTTTTATCTTGTGTTTTATAATCTTTTTTATAAGAAACTACAACACCATCACTATGTGCAACTATCCACCCTAAAATATGTTTGCCTTTGCTATCAACATTTACCAAATCTATGCCTTTGTGTTTGTCTTTGTTGTATGAACAAGTTATATCACATATACCACTTTGTAATACTCTACATTTCGTTGCCATTATCATCACCCTCATCTTTATGGTCTTTTGAAAAATAATATGTAATAATCGCAGTAATAACACTTGCAGTTAATGTTGGTTCTAATTTACCTTTAAGAGACAAAATTACAAATACAGTCATAACTGCTATTGTCATTAATGATTTAACTTTTAATAAATTAGTTATCGCTTTTTTCATATTATCACCTACTTCCATTTACCTATTGCTCTTATTTGCACATTTCTTGCATATGTTGGTGTTGCACCATTAACTCTATTATAAAATGATACACTTGATTTTGAAATATTAGAAATACAATTTATTGCATCAGCTGAATTTCCTTGTCCTGCTGTATATAATGGTGTTATTGTAATTACTAAACCACTTGTACTATAAAACTCTTGTGGATATGTCCAAGAACTATTATTTGAATTAGCCGATATACTAACGCTTGTATTCCAACATTCCATTGTTCCATCATAATATTTGACATAATACCCATTTGCATTGTTACCACTTGCTATTATAGGATTTTGTCCTATTGTAAGTGCCAAAAAGTCAATGTGGTCGGCATATTCACTCCAAGTTGGTTGTCCTAATGGTATTGTTCCCTCTGCAACATCGCTATAATAAGTTACACCATCACTATAACTATCTTCCAATATAATTTTATAATTGTATTGTTTTGTAAAATCAATATTGCTTATTTCATAATTTGTAACTGTTACATCTCCACCGCTTAACGTAGGTGTCAATGATGTGTAATTAGCGGGTTCACTTGTATTACGTTCCCATACTTTATAGCCTATTGTTCTAATTGCATTATTATTGCCTACCGCATCATTATTTTTGTATATAGTACCAACGACATTTATATTTGCTTTATTGTCCGTAAGATTAGTGCCATTGCCACTTTTTCTTTTTATTGTTGTTGATGTTTTTTCTAGTGTAGGTTTTGTATATGGAATAAGATAAGTATAAGGATATGCAGTTGTTGATGTGCCACCTTTATTATCAGTTAATCTAATTGATAATTCTGGCACTGTTCTTTGCAAAAAATCAACATATGATGTATATAATTCATTTTGAATTAAATTAATAGATACTTGATTTGTTTGTGAAGAATATACTTTTGCAGATGTATTTAATACCTCATATAAAGTCATTGTTGCATTGTCTGTTTCAGCTGTTATAGTTGCAATTTTATTACTTAAATATGGTACAAAATAATCACCGCCAACACCCAATGTAGTTAATTGTGAATTTTGTTCAGTAAAAGTTACATCAGTTATATAAGGTGCTTGGTGCAATGTAGTTAGTGTAAATGTACTGCTTGAACTTGCATTTCCACAAGTATAACTTTGTCCTGTTGTATCACTTACACTAAAAGCAACATTTATTGTTTTTGTACCATCACTATCGTGTGCTATTTCTATATTACTGCCACTTTTTAATGTAACTGTTGATGAACCATTATATGAAGGAATAGTACCTGTATAACTATTACTTCCAATTGTTATTGAGTATGATATTTTATTACTCCAATTTGCCCAATCATAACCACTTGTAATTGGTGCTAATTGAAATGTATAACTTAAAAATGAACTATTACCACTTGTTGAACTTTCAACAACTGTTAATGTAAATTTATGATGTCCTTTTGAACCATTTGCAGTTAATGTTTTACTTAATGCCATAATTAATTACCTCCATTATAAAAATGCCCAAATGCCTCATCACCATTATTATCGGTGTATAATTGTGCAACAAACATTGGTGTTTCATCTTTATTCTTCATACCATAATAATAAACCCCAAATAAGTGCAAATCTTTTTGTTTTGAACCATCCTTTGTATATTCACCAACAATAGTATCACCATCTTTATAATATGTTCCATCGTTTCTATGCAATGCACTAAAATTAGTATTACTATCACTTATTGTTAATCCTTCTGCATTAAAAGTAAAGCCCGTTGTTGTTGTTACTTCGTTAATTTTACTTGATACAGGGTTGCCTTGTTGGTCATATTCATAAGTAACATTTTGCGATATTACATCTATTGTTAAATCAGTTGCAGTTTGTTTTGTTTCTACTGTATCTAATCTATTATCTAATGAACTATACTGACTTGTTACTATATCTACTTTACTGTTGGCTTTATCTGCTAATACATAGGCAGTATTTATCTTTCTATCGGTTGTATCGGCTTTTGAATAATCAGGGTTAGTATCTTCTGGCATTTCAGTATATACTTGTTCCTCTAAACCTTGTGTGATATTCACTTCATCATTAAACATAATGCACGAATAGAAATTATCACCAACTTTTATATTGTATTTATCACATAAATCATAATAACAAATTCCTACGCTTGAAAAGTCATTTATGCAATACTCTAAACCATTTAATTTTGCATAAATATCTGGCATATATGTATCTCTATCATTGCCATTCATTATTTGATTATCTTCAATTCTTATTTCAATAGGGTCAGCAGGTGGTGTAGTTGGGTAGTAAATACTATCACTTTCAGCACTTCTTGTTAAAACTATTGTATTAACCGCACCAAACTTTTCACCAAAATTAACATTGACATCTTTTAAGTATTCTTCATCTATTGTATCTCCATAAGGTTCATAATCAGTTTTTGTGTCATTAATTTCTACTTGAATATTACTTACACTAGCACTTTGCAATGCAGAGCCAATTATAAACGTAAAATACAACTCCTCGTCAGCTGTTGATGTGTATGATAAATAACTTGCTAATGTTGATTTTAAATTAGTACCATAAACATTCCCCCTATATATTACCAAATAAAAATCATTTGTACCAAAATCATTAGAGGTTGCACTAAAAGTATATGTTTTGCCATTTTCTACTGCAATCTTTTTTGCTACATAACGCCCATAATTTAAGCCATTTCTTATAAAAGAAAAGCCATTATTCTCTATTGTTAAATTATCACTTGTTAATTGTGTATAATAATCACTATTTTGCCATAAATTTTTGCCTATTGTTTGATTAATATATCTTATTTCTAACTCATCATCATCATTTATGCAAATTGTACTTGCAGTTACCTCTGCTAACTCATCTAAAACATCTCTAAATTTATAACCTAAACTTGAATAAGTTTCAGTTTCATTATCATAACTTAAATATTTCTCACTTGTTATTTCTCTATTGTAATTAGCAAATGTATCACTTGAATTAGCAAATGTTATGCCTAAATGATTACATATTGCATTAATATAACTTCTTATCGTTATAGGATATGTTATTTCTAAATCTTCATAATCTGTCATTGAATATAGCATTTTATCATAACAAGTTATTTTATAGCTTCTTGTATCTTCTTGTTTTTCTATGTCTTTTACTATGTAATTCCCATAATTAACATAATCATAAGCACCATAATCTTCATAACTTGTTGCAATAGGGTTTTCTTCTATCATTGCATCTTTAAAATCAACATCTGTTGTTGTAGTTCCATTGCTAGTATAAAATAATACACTATCTACTTCTTTTGTTATATTAAATGTATGTGGAAAAGAGTATAAATCGCTATATGTACTATCACTATATGCTAATCTTACTTTTCCTGTCCAAGAAGTTGAAGTACCACTATTTACAACAACATCGGCATTCATAGTATATGTTCCGTTTGATACATTAAAAGGGTATGATACATACCATTTACCATTTGCATTAAATCCTGTGTCTATTAATGTATAGGTTGTTTGATAACCATTTTGCAAATTATTTCTATTTAATAAGTTCTTACCTGTTCTTGTTTTAACACCAAATTGATAATTTAATAATGTACCAACAGGTATTTCAACATTGCTATCTATATCTAGTTGTTTCATTACTGATTTTAGTATAGCACCCTCATAATGTGGTGTTACAGAGTTAAGTTGTTCGTTACCTAACTCTGTTGTTGTTCCATCTATTGTATATGTAATTTTACTGTCAAGCTCTCTACCAAATTCTTTTATTTTTTCTTTAAATTTACTTGTATGTGTTTTCATATTATGCCCTCTTTCTAACAGCTATAAATGAAACACTAAATGGCTCATTTGTTGAATTTCCAGTTATAATATGTTTGTTTATATAATCATAATTACCCGTATATGTTTCCATTGTTACTGTTGTTTTTTTGTTAGGGTCATAATATTTGAATGATTGTTTTGTTGCGTCTAAAATAGGTATTATTGTTTCTAATTGTGTTTTTGTTAATCTTCCAAATTGCAATACTATTTTTGGAAAATGACCTATAAGAGTTGCAACCATACTTCCCGCTAAATTCCTACCGCTTGAATTATCGTATAATTTGTCAAAGCTATATTTTACTTCTACCAAATAATCACCTAATGACAAATAATTTGCCATACCATCTATTTTTACTTGAATACTATTTTTGTCTATAAACAAATTAATCACCTACTTGTTTGTAGCAAAGTTATTCTCTGCTTTAATTTTTTCTATTTTTCTATCAACAACTCTATTGTAAGCATATACAGGTATTGTTGCATTTATTGTAACTCTTTTTCCAATTGCATCGGCAACCATATCTAAACTTTGGCTATCAGTTAAAGGTTGTACCCATTCTGCACCTTTTTCACCACCTATAGCACTTCCCAATGACACACCTCTGCCTGGTTGATTTACTATTCCACCTTTGGCAAGTCTGATTGTTGGAAATGTAATGCCAAATGTATTTAATATTCCTGTTTTTAGCTTATCAAATAATGTGTTAATGCTATTTTTTGCCCCTGTTGTATCAACATTGAATTTAGTTGTAATGCTTGTTTTAACTTTTCCTAAAGCGTTATTATATTCATTAACTTGTTTTGTATTTTCTTTTGTGCTTTTAGTTGCTTTTGTTGTTTTTTCATCATTTTCTTCCAACAATTTATTTGTTTTTGCTAATTCTTTTTGTGCATCCTCATATACACCTTTTTTAGCTCTTAATTGACTTGAGTGTTTGTTTTCTTCATTTGTTTGTTCCTCAAGATATTTTTTATATTTTTTTAATGTTTCAATATATCTTTTTTTCTGTTCATCAGTAAGTTTGCCTTGTTCATAAGCCTCCGTCCAAGCTTCCATATCTTTTTTAGTTGCTTCATAGTTTGCTATAATTTTGTTTGTATCCGCATCCCAATCACCTGTTACTGCTGAAATTATCATTTCCCATAAAGACATTTGCTTTCTATTTTCTTCAATTTGATGCGTGTCCTCAATCAACTCGTCAACGTGGCTTTCAATTCTATTTGATAACATATCTATAAACTGTGGTGTGTCCTTATTTGCTTTTAGTATTTTTATAGCTTGGTCATCTAATGCAATTACACCATCTAACCATCTATCAGTTTCATCATTTAACAGTTTTACTGCATCTCTTGCCTCTTTAACTGTGCTATATAAAATTGAAATTTCAATTGCTATTACACCTATTCCTGCCAAATAAGCAAGTAAACTAGCTACACCTGCCAAGCCTGTTCCAGCCATTGCACCGACACCAGCTACACCAATTATTTTGGTTATCATACTTAAAAGTGCAACACCACCAAGTGTTAATAAAATAACATTAGGATGCTGAATAGCATAATCTACAATTTGTTTTATTATGTCGTATACTGGTTTTAATGCCTCGCCAATTCTTTCAATCGTTGCTTTTGCATTTTCACCTATGTCAGCAACATCAAATAAAACTGATGTATCAACATTTGAACCTATGCCACTAGCATTATTCCCAAGTGTTTCAATTTCATCAAAACTAGCTTTTAATTTATCATTTGCATTTGCTAAGCCCTGAGTTGCTTTTGTTTGTTTCTTTAATATGGCAGTATTTGCTTTTTCTATGTAATTAACACCCGTTAATACACTTGCAAAATAAAGTATACTTGTTACTAATTTTTTCATTAAATTAGATACGGCGGTTATAATAGTTTCCATAAAAGTTCCCAATGCCGTCCAATTGGCTTCAAGTTGTTTAGTAGTATGTTCATCAGTTGCCAAATATGAACTTGATGCTTTTCTTATAATGCTATATGCGGTTCTTATACCCAATATTCCAAATGCTAATTTTTTTACACCCTTTGTCAAACTTTCTAATAAATTTATTTTCTTTTCTGGTTCGTCGCTATCATCTTCTTCAGCTCTATCTTTTGCATTTTTTAAATCAATAAGACGATTTGTTGTCTTTTCAATTTGAGTTCTTAAATATCTTAAATCCTCTTGCTGACCAGCAAATAAAGGCATTTTAGCAGTATCGTTATATGCTTTTTCTAATTTTTCTAATTCCTCTTCAGCATCTTCAATTTGAGCATCAAAGTTTTTGCTATCTAAATCTATTTTTATAACAACGTCTCCGTCACTCATTACGTCCTCACTCCTTTCATATTATTAAATTTTTATAAAATTCGTCTGCACTTTTTTGTTGCTCTTTTGTTGCAACTTTTTCTTCTAAATCATAAAATTCTTTGGCTTCTATAACTTTATTTTTTAATTCTTTATCAGTAATCTTAGAGGGGTCACAATTTCGTATATCTCTTATTTTATTCAATATACAATCGTCTTTTAATCCTGCAATCAATTCTATAAAAAACCAAAAATGCAAATCTTCTTTTGATAAATTTGTTTTGTAGTCACTCATAAAACTTGCAACTATATATTTAAAATCCTTTTTAAAGTCAAAATCTTTTTTCTTCTTTTTAAGTTCTTTTCTCTCTTTTTCACCACATTCCAAAAATATAGTTGCTTTTTCTAAAAAAATATCAAAATCTTCTTCTGGTATCATATCAAATAATAAATAAACAATAGCTAATGCTCGTTCAAAGTCAGTAATTGTTTTATCATCTATTACTTCAAAACATTTTAATGCTGTTGTATATCTTGTATCTATTTTATACTTTTTGCCTTTTATTTCAGCATACTCAGGATACATTAGATAACATTCTCTTTTCCTTTTTGATATTTTTTCATTATTTTTTCATTAATTGTTTTTGCCTCTAAGCCCATCATATCAAAGTGTGATTTGTTGCCCAACTCAGGTCTTTTTTTGTTTAATTCATCAAATAAATCATTAAACATAGAATAATAATTTCTATTGCCGAATATTTTTTGACAAGCATTTTCTCCTAAAAAGTTGTCTATTAATTTTCTCATCTCTATAAACATATTATTTTCTATTTCAGTAATTTTTCTATCGGCATCTTCACTTTTATTGTCTATTATTTCTTGTATTTGTTCTTTTACATTCTTTTCTAATTCCTTTATTTTATCCAAACTTTCATAGCATTTCATAGGAGTGCCAATATCATCAATATCTATTTCAATGCATTCCCCTTTATTATTTACTTGTATTTTGTATATTCCGTTTTTAGCTAAATTAATACTAGTCATAATTCCTCCGTTCTTAATAAAAATAAGGATGAGGGTTTATACCCTCACCCTTTTAGGTTTCTATAAACTTGTTGTAGGTGCAAATGTTGGTACACCATCCGCAATTGTTACTGTGCCTTCTATAGGGTCTCCATCGAAGTACAAATCATATGAAATTTCTTCACCTGAATATTCTGTAATAACTATTACTCCGTCACTTTTCTTAGCTGGATATGTTCCTTGATTACCATTCCAAGTATCAACCTCAAGAATGTGTGTAACATAATTTAGTTTATCTCTACCAGCATTTATAAATTCAAAACAAGGTTCTCCTTTATAAGTTTTCTTAGTAATACTTGATTGTTTATCATTAGAAGTGTGGTCAGTTCTTGCACTATCTTCTACTATGTATTTGGTTCTTTCTACATTAGCATTAAAAGAAACTGATGCCTCCTCAACACCCCAACCTTCTAATTTCCAAGTAAATGTTGATGATGGAGTTGTGTCTAAAAACATTTGATATTGACTTCTTTTAATTCTTTCCAAGTTTTCAAACATTGTTTTCCTCCTTTTCTAGTTCTCTTTTTATTAGAACTAAATCTTTATATTCAAGAGGTTCTATAAAGCCTAATTCATTTAGTTTAACTATTTGCTCAAAAGTCAAACCATTTATTTCATCACCAACAATATATTGTTTATTGTTAGCAGTAAAATCAATTTTAGCAATAATCTTTTTCATAGGCTCATTACCTCTCTTTCTTTATTATCTATATATGTAATTTGTATTTGTATATCAAATATTGCACTTGTTCCATTTGTAGTAAGCAATGTACCACAATTTAAACACTCAATACTTTCTATATTATCAATTTGAGGCAGTATGCCTTCGTCATTATTAGTTTTGATTATGTTTTCAAATTCTTCAAAGAACCCAATATTGTTAAGATTGTTAATAGTGTCTTGTGAGTATGCTTTCCTACTTCTAAATGAATACACATCTTTTTTCTTGGTTATTCCTATTATCCATTTTTCAGCCTCAGGATTAGTTGGTATTTTATCTAAGCTAAAATCATCAACTTTGTTTGATAGCATATCAGCATTTATTTGGTACAATCTATTTGATGTAAGAGTATTTATAATACCAAATAGATAATCCCTTAATTTTGCTATTCTATAATCCATTATTTACCTCCACGATTTATGTAATCTTGTACTTGTTTTATAATATCTTGTCCTTTAGCTGTCCACATAACTTTATCCCAATATGCAGTAGCTAGAGAGTGTTTGTCTGTATGGAAGACAATTTGTTTACCATTTCTAATTCCATAATAGACTATTTTTGCATATTCTTGAGAATATGTTATTGTGTCAACAGTTACATTGGTTCTATTTATATCACCATTTTTTAACACAACTGTTTCAGCTAATGTTCCTGTATCAAAAGGAACATATTTATCCATTGCCTTAGCACAAGTATCGGTTAGAAAAGAATGCACTCTTCCACCTTTTTGTATGCCAAGACGTGTTTTGATTACACTTGTAGGTTTTATATTAACTGGCATTATTTACCACCTATATGAATGTGTTTGCTACCAAAGTTATTGTTTTTTATACTTGTTATATTATATACCAAATAATCTTTTAAATCATCTTGAGTATTAATGCTTTGAGTAAGTGTGCCTACGACTATAATGTCACCTATTGCAAAATTACTTACATCTAAATTATCGTTTTTTGAATAAGGTAGTCTTATCTCTATGTCGTTTGCATTGTCATAACCCTTGTTGATACTAGCACCCTTACCGCCAAATACCCAAGCATTCTCATAATTATATCTAGTCCATACCTCAAAATGAGTAATTGCATCTAATCCACTCATATGATAAATTGTTACACTATTATTGCATATCATTTATCCGCACCTATATACATCAAATGTTCTTGGTTAAAGATTACCCCTAACAAGTATGTTTCTATAGTGTCCGTAATCTCAACACTTTTTGATTGTATTATATCTTTTATTTGAGCAGATTTTACATAAGTAACAGAATAACCATCTGTGCTTTCACTTGCAATATTTCCATTTTCGGTAGCACTTGTGATGCTACTTGCATAATTGTTTATTGTTTCAATTAAATTAAATATACATAACTTAACTTCTTGTGGCACATCTTCACTATTAATTCCTTTAAGCCTATTTTGTGTTCTTATATCAACTTGTCGTCTACTTTCAAATTCTAATAGATTAAAAGGCATTTCGGCAAGTGTGCCACCTAGTCCTCTATATTCCGTAAAAGTTAGGTATTGTCCACTAAATTCCATAAATGCCCTCCTTTAAATAAATTATAAACTTGGTGTGCTTTGTGGTTTAAGACTTGCAAATGGAAATCTTGCACTTGTTTCGTTTTCAGCATTTACAGGGTTTGGAATTTCCCAACCTAATCTCATAACAACACGAAGTGCTACCATATCGTCTTGTGCTAAGTTGTAAAGAATTGAACCATCGCTTGGGTCTTGGATAACTGCTTCAGTTAATACTTTATAAGTTATATCTTGTCTTATAGAGTAAACAGCTTGTGAGAAATCACCAACAATTAATGTTGATTTAGTCTTATCCCAAACTCCATTGTCCATAAATTCTCTACGAATTGAACCTATTTCAGTTGTATTTAATGGTTGACCAGTTGTATCAAGCATCATTCTAAATTTACCTTTAAGTCCTGTTCCGCCTAAGATACCATTTACATTGTATCCGCTTTCTTCAACTTTTACCATAACATCGTTAATGTCACTATATAATCCGTTGCTAGTTTCATTAACTTCAGCACCTACTGTTGTGATACTAGGAACTAGTCCAGCTCTCCAATCAGTTGGTTTGTCAACACCAAAGAACATAGCATTGTCTATTTTCTTAGCAAATGCTTCTTCAACTCTTGGTCTTACTGTTGCCCAAATATCTATTGAGCTATCATTTAATAAGTTTTCTTTAATTGGAACGATTACTGCTAATTCAGCAATGTTGATATATTTCTTATCCCAAGCCAATTTTGTAATGTTTTTTCTACCATTATTTGATGTTTCATCAACGAAATAAGCAACTGGTAGACTGTCTAATACTCTTAATTTCGTTTTGTCTGATGTTGCATTTGGTAGTCTTTTAAACATACTTAATGCTTTAGATTGTCTAATTGTTCCTTCAAATATTTCGTTAGCAACTTGAGTTTCAATTAGAGCATCTACATCAGTTCTTGCAATTCCTGCCATTTAAAATCTCTCCTTTTCTTTTAATTGTTTACTGCACCACGAAGTATATCGTTCATTATGTCGTTTGTACTTTGTGGTTTGTTTTCACCTGTATTTAAACTAGGTGATGATTGCACTTTTTTTACAACAGTATCTCCAAAATATTGTGGATTTTCTTTTTTGTAATTTGCAAGTGCGGTTACAAAGTCGGTGTCATCATTTACTTTTGACATAACTTCATTCTTAACAAATTTAGAAAACTCAGATTTTACTTTGCTACCACTCATTTGAATTTCAGCTTTTAAATCTTTATTTTCGTTTGTTAAGTTTTGTAAGTTTTCTAAAGACTTATTGCCATCCTCAATCTTACCATTCAAATCTTTAACTTGAGTTTCATAGTCGGCTACTTTGGTTTTGTATTCCTCTATTTGTTCTCTTAACCCTGTCACATTTTTGCCATATTCCGCCATAATGGTATCAATTGTTTCTTTGTCTAATTCCAAGCCTTTTAGAAATTCTCTCATATATATCTCCTCCTATCGTTATTTTTACGAGCCACGAACTCGTGAGAATTGATATAAGTTGTTTCCAACTCTAATATAATTATAACACAAAATAAAAAAAGTGCAAATGCACTTTATTTTTTAATATTTTCATATTTAGAAATAATTGCATCATACACTTTTTTTTCGTTAGCGGATGTTGTCTTACCCTTTAATAAATTAGACCTATCTATTTTAAGTTCTCTGCAAACTTGAGCTATTGATATTTTGCTTAATTGTTTAATCTTATCAAGATAATTCATTATTGCACCTCTATACTTGAAAATTCTCTTAAATCTATAGCATCTTTTAATTCTTGTAAATCTTGACCCATTGTTGTTCCTTTAAAAAATTCAATAACTCTTTGTTTTTCACCTTTTTTAAATCTAGTAATATTATGTATATCTTTGTAATTTTCAATAAATCTATTAGCTTCGTCATAAAATATTGATGCAACTGCACCTCTCATACAAGTTTGGTATGTATAACATTCCCAAGTTCTATTTAAGTATTTTACTCTATGAGGTTCATAATCATAGCTATTTTTAAACACTGTTGTTTTATGACCCCATCCGTTACTATTAGACCAACTTTCATTTACAAATTTCCAAATATTACCACTTTTACATTTTTTAAATCTGATTTCCATTATTCCACCTCCTTATAATTTCCCTCTAATATGTATCTAACGATATATTCTCTATCACACAAAATTCCTATCCAATCGTCAATTTCAATTGTGTCTTCGTCATAATCACCATATTGGATAACAATTGGCTTATCTGTTTTGTTTTCAATATCATACACGAAATCCCAGCCTTTATTATCTTGCCATATTATAAATGTGTCTGCTTCAAATACTTTTTCTAATTTCATCTTTATTACCTCCTTAATATATATTTTCACATAGAATGTTATATGCTTTTTCGTATTCCTCATAATTGCCTTCAGCTTTTTTAAGCTCAGGATTATGATAATTATTTTCTTTTTTGTATTCTTCTAAAACTTTGTTGTATTCTTCACCTTGTAAAACACTTATGATGTCTAATACAAGTTCTAATTTATCTTCTCTAGGCAAACTCATCATTTTTTCTTCAATTTCTTCAAATAAATCCATTGCTTACCCCCTTTTTAAACTAAAATTGTTTTTATTTTTTCTATTTGTCTTATGTACTTGTACCAAGTTTGATGTAAACTTGTACTTAATATTGTTTTGTTGTTTTTTGTTATTTCATAGAATTTGCTTTTTCTTCTAACACCTTTAAATTCAACTTGAGTAATAATAAAGTTGTAAACATCTTTTCCTGCAACATATTCTTTGTTATAAATTTCGTATGTACTCATTATAATTCCTCCTTTTCAATAATTCGGCTCATAACACCATATTCCATATTCTCCCATAGCTCATATGTTTCGTTGCCAAATTTGTAAGTTGCTACCCAATAGTCACCATTCCATTCACCTTTAATATGTTTGCCATAATCTCTAATAGCCACCCACATTGCTATATTTCGTTCTTTTTCTTTACCTTGACTATATCTTATTTCATATTTTTTCATTTCAATCTACCTTCCTTCACAAACCCTTTTTCGTGTTTGTTGATATAATAATACCACAAAAGAGGGTATTTGTCAACAAAAAAAGAAGAAATTTTAATTTCCTCTTAATTTGTTTACTTTTGCCTTATATTGTCCAGGTATATTTCTTGATAACAATTCATCCGCTTCGTCATCACTCATCTTCTTTACTATCTCGTCTTGTTCCTTGACTAATTCACTAATTTCTTTGTCATCACCTTTTGACAATATAAGTTTTGAAATCTTTTTTGTTATTTCGTCAAATTCTTTTAACATATTATTTACCTCCCTTGCTCATATCTTTAAAATCACTAAATGACATATCACTACCTGGATGTTCTTTTAAGTATTTCTTATATGCATTCTTTTTTAATCTATCGTATAGTTTTGCACTTTCTCTACCTATTAGGCTTGTATATGTTTGGAATACTCTATCGTCACTAAAGTTTTTGCCTTTAGGGTTTATCTTTAAGCTATCTAAGAAATCTCTTTGCTCATCATAGTATATCATATAACTACCGCCTTTTGCAAGAGTTTCACCAGCTCTCCACATTGTTGGCTCGTTCATATGTTCCATTTGTTCAACAAAATCTTGTGGGTTGTCGTAATAATCTAGTATGTGAGCTTGTATGTTTTCACTTACTTCTTTTCTATTTGATGTGCCTTGAGTTTTTATCTCAGTTCTTTTTGGCAAATCTTCTTTAACTTTGTCCTTAGATGCACCGCTTCGTATTTTTTCATTCATATAATCACTTGTTGTTTTTGTCTCTTTATAATTTGTTTGATTTTTAGATGCATCGTATTTATCATTCATAATAAGAGTTTCGTGTTGCCAATCGTATATGCTTTCTTGATTATATTTGTACATTAATTCTTTTGCATCGTCTAAGTTATCCGTATGGAAACTAGCCTCAGCATCACCGCCATATTTACCTGCATATACTTTGCCATCACATTTGTCACGACATTCAGCAACTTTTTGAGCATATTCTTCATCACTATAAGTATCACTTGATTGTTGGAATGATACACTATAGCCTTTTTCAAAGCTAACGGGTTTTCCTGTTTCAACATCTAAAGTTACATTATCTTCTTTAGAGTTCTTTGCTACATCTGTTATTTTATCTCTATAGTTAGTTTTATCTTCTTTATCCCAATAGTCTTTTATTTTGTTTTTGGTGCTTTCGTCTAATTCTTTGTTTATTATTTCATCTCTAGTATTTTTATCTTTGAGTTTATCTCTCCAAGATGCATCTCTTTTGGCACTTAATTCGTTTAATTTCTTTTCATCCTCAACTGTGTTCCCGCCAAACTCATCATATGCCTTTTCCATTTTTTTTCTATGTTCATTAAATTCTTTATCCGCTTTGTCAAATTCCGTTTCTCTTGTTTTTCCATTCTGCACATATTTATCACGAATACTAGCCCAATATTGTCTTTCAGTAGGTTGCATATTCTCTGATTGTTCTAGTTTGCTCACTGCTAAATTGTATTTATCATAATCACTTAAATCTTTGGTGTCCTCGTCTAATTTAGAGATTATTTCTTGTCTTTTATCCATCGTTTCATTTATTTTTTTGCCTTTTTCTTCTTCAGTTAATTCTTCTTTTTTCTTTTTCTTGAATTTGCCACTTTCTTTCATAGCACTTGCTAAGTCTTGACCATCTTTAATAAATACCTTACGACCGCCGATAGTTCTCCATACACCACCTATATCATCTTTTGCCATAATTTTTCCTCCTTTTCATTTGCAATACTATAACATAGTTTTTTGTTTTTGTAAAATAATTGGCACAGGTTAGTGGATTTGAACCACTATCAATAGTTTTGGAGACTATTATGCTACCATTACACCAAACCCATATAAGCAAGATTATTTCTTGCTTTTTTTCTTTTTAGTAACTTTGTTTAATTCTTCAGCAATTACTTTAACATCTTCTAGTTCTAGTTTGATTGGTTTTACCTCTTCAAGAATTTCAACCGCATTGTGTTCCTTTAAGTATTCAGCTCTTTCTTTTTCACATTCCCATTCACTTTTGTTTGCTACTCTTAGTTCTTTCCCCTCTACATCTTGAAAGTTAATTAATGCTCTTACTCTTACCATTTTTTCTTCTTCCTCCTTATAGTCTTTAATTATTTTTTCTTTATCTATCTTACCAGTATAATCTAAAAACTTTAACCAATCTTCTAAAGAATGATTATCATACTCTTTGCATATTGGTATTGTTAATATCTTTTTTATATCAAAGTTCATATCTAATGGTACAACATAACCATTTACACCATCTTTAATAAGTTCAGTACAACCACCTACATCTGTTACTATACAAGGCACTTTATACTGTAAGCTCTCTTGAACTGTGTAGGGCAAACCTTCACTATCACTAAGTAAAACAGTGTAATCGGCATCTGCTAAGTAATCCCATATGTCATATCTTTGTTTCCAAAAATGTACCTCTTCATAATCACATTTATACATCGTTGAATTTGTAAATATATTCCATTCAAATTTTATTCTTGCTTTCTTCATCATATCCATAAGTTTTAAGCATCTATTCCAACCTTTGGCTGGGTCTAATCTAGTACAGCTAATTAGATGCAATACTTTATTTGTTTCCCTTTTTGGCAGTAATATATTTTTAATTGTTGTTGGATGGTCGTGCAATACCTCATCACTCATTTTACTAACAAATTCACCACAACCAACAATTTCTTTTATTCCCATATCGGCATATTGTTGATATAATAAGCCTTTATCTAACAAATATTTATAATTAGCGTGTCGCATCTCTATCATTCTTTTAGCTTTTATATTTTTAGGTATTGTACCCCATACACTATTGCGGATGAAAATATCACATTCATAAGTTTTGCCTTCTTCATACTTTTCCATCTTTGCAAGTTTAGACATTTTTCTAAGCCTTATATCGTCACCACCGCAATACAATATTGTTATATCAAAAAAATTTCTTAACCACCAACACCAATTATATGCCATTGTTTCCACTCCACCAATTTGGCAAAAATGTGATTGATAAAATATTATTTTTTTCATTGATTAGCACCCCAACTTCCAAACATAAGGTGTCGTGTATATACTTCATCATCAATTTCTTCACTATAGCATAAAGTCTTTCTAGGATAAATAGCCATATTGTCTTTTTCTTGATATTCCGCTCTATCTCTATCAAAATATTTGCCTATTATATCACTCATTATCATTGTGTTAGTTTCATACTCGTGCCAATTTTCGTGTGTTTGAAAAGTCTTATTATTATAAACATCTAACATTTCTTTTATTAATTCATTGTTCTTACAAGCACCCATTGTTGCAGTTACAGGATAGTGTTGTTGTTCAAACCCTGTAAAAAAGCTATGCTTTAAGAACTTGTCTAAAGCCCCATACACTATAACATCAGTATCCATATAAATTCCGCCATAATTATATAAAGCCCATAATCTTGCAACGTCAGACACATATGCCCATTTCTTATTATCATAAGCATCTTTTACATATTGATTATAATTAATATTAAAATTATTTTCATTTATTTCAATGTATTCCCAATCTGGCATATACTCTTTCCAAGTCTTAATGCAGTTTAATATAGGTTCTGGCTTGTCTTTGCCACCAAACCAGCAATATATAATTCTTTTAGGTATCAATTTTATCACCTAATATAATTATATCAAAAAAGGAAAAAGAGTGCAAATACACTCTTAACTTAATAGTGTGACATAGTTTTCTATAAACTCATCATTCACTATAGCTCTTATGTTGTTCATATAGTCAGGTATTTCATAGATGTAACCTTTTCTTATTTCGTGTTCTACCATATCATTTGATACATCCAAGCCTGATGTTAGCCAAGTTTTAATATGTGCTATTGCATCTTGTACCTCTTTATCAGTTTCCTCATACATACCGCCCTTCATATAATCTGTTAGATTAACATAGATTGTTATTCTATCACTATTATAATAATTTTGAATTTCTAAGATGTCTTTTTCTTCTCGTTTGTTATTAAACAATTTAGTTAATACATCTTCATACGATAGAAAGTAACTTCTTTTTTTGACATCTTCATAATATGGAACATCCATTGATAGAACTAATACCTTGATTTCCCTCCTGTAAGATTTCAACATAATTTCTTGTTCTTCCATTTTAAATCTACCTCCTTAAAAAATTGTTAAAGAACATATATAAAGATGGGCATAATTCCTCCTCTTTATATGACTATATTATACCACAATTTAAAGCATTAGTAAAACGTAAACCATTTGACATTGAGGTTTACACCCTTATAAAATAAGGGTTTGCGAGGCAAAAATGCCTTGAAAAAAAATTTAATTTGTGATTTTAAGGTTTCAAGTGTAAACCGACTATATTTGACATAAACTTTACAAAAAAAGAGAGGAAAACCTCTCATTATTTAACAAGCCAGACATCCTCAATTTCTCTTTCACGAGGGTCAAATGTGTCATAAACCACTCCATATTTTGAGCATAAAATATGAGATGGCACAGTTATTAATAATATGTTGTTTGGAAACATACCCGCTACCTGTCCAACTGTACCATAGACCCCATATAACCTTTTATATGTTCTATCTAAATAATTTCTTACAAATTCTCTTTTATCAAATAAAGTACCTTCGTATTGTGCTATATCGCTCAAATAGTCATAAACATAATCCCAAGATTTATTTGTTGCACAACTTATTGCTCTTATAACACAATCATCTTCATATTTATTTAATGGATTTCTATTATAGAACCTGTACATTATCTCATACTTCTTTGTAATGTTTCATTTAACATTTGATGTTGTTGTGGTGTTTCAGCTTCTTCGTGTAACACTTGAATAAAATCTTCAAGAGCTTTTACCATATAGTGAAATGATTTATCAGTTTCTTCACCCGCACCATATCTATTTCGGCTTTCCATATATCTACCATATTCCCCTGACATTCTATCTAAACTATCATCTCCACGATATTTCATATCTCTACCTCTGCGTCCATAGTTGCCATATTCTCCATAGTTTTCTCCATAACTACCACGTCCATATTCTCCATAACTATCATATCCTGGTCTTCTAGCACCATAATTACCATAATTCATATTTTCATCCTCCTTTTCCATATGTTTTATTTTTGCTAATTTATAAACAATATCTAAATTGTTTGTTGTTAGTCCATCTTTTATAGTTCTTTCTATCGTTTCTTCCGTTAGTCTTAATAAGTTTGACTTTTCTTCCAATTTAATCACTCCCTTCTTTAAGGATTTGTAATATTTCTTCTTGATTTTTAATAATCTTTTCAAAATATTGTGTATCTTGTTTTTGCAATTCTTTCATTAAGTCAGTATTGTTATAATCTTGTAATAATAAAATAACACTGTATAATTGTAAAATTAATGATGTTATATCTATATTATTTCTCATTAAATCCTACTTATGCTAAATGTGGCATTAGTTATAATTGCTTGTGTAGTTGCTATTGGTGTTGTTGGGTCAGTTGGGGTTGGTACACTTGATACACTTTGAACTGATATATTAGTTGTTCCTCTAGGACAGACCCTTAACTTTTTATCAAATGAAATAGTTTCGTAATCATCCGCTGTCGCAATAGTAACTGCACGAATTGTGTCAGGTATTAACACTCCATCTTGATACAAACCTATTGCCACTACACCAGCAGTTGCTGAAGAAACTGATGCACTAAATTCTACATCATAATAGCCTGTGTATCCATTACCAAATATTTTAAAGTTGGGGTTACCACTTGAGTAATCTAGCCATCCATTACAAGTAGCACATCTTGTTCTTATATCAGTTTCATCAAAAGTTATTGGACTTGCATTACTTGGCAATACCAATGGTTCATTTATAATTGTTTCTATCATTCTATCTTTCTCCTCTCATAATAAATAAAGAGATAGAACTATGCCTATCTCTCGTTTCCCCTATAAAGGGTTTTTGTTAGCAAGTTCTCGTCTTCGAGTATGTAGTATTCTACTCTATGCTATTAAATAAATTGACTTGTAGTGTTCATTCCACAACCGCATCCACCATTGCAAGTGAAGATAGGTATTCTTCCATAGACTGGTGTGCTTGGAACTGGGCAATTAGAAAGTCTGTTATACAATGCATCTACTTCAGCCTCTTGACCCGCTCTTAATTGTGCAGTCTGTTGAATTTGACTAGCCTGTAAATCTTTCATTAAGATTTCTCTTTGTAAATCACCAATTTTTTCATTTTTTGCATCAATCTTGTCTTGGCATAATTGGTCTAATATTCTTTGAGTTGATGCAGTTTGGCTTGAAATAATATCTCTAATTCCATTGCTTAAAGCCTCTCTATCAGCACAATTTTCGCTTATTACTGTTGATGTTAGATTAGCTAATCCTAATCTATTTTCACAACAACAATTTAAAAATGATGTATTTAAACCATAAAAACCATCTTTAATGCTGTCATTTAATGTGTATGTTGAATTACATAATTGGCTTGATAAAGAATTTATGCCATTTGTAACATCTTGAATATCATTGCTTAATTGTAAAGCATTAAAACCTGCATTTGTGTTTTGCATAATTTCTTTTTGCCCATTAGATAACCAAGCATAATCATTATTAAAGCCATTATTGAAGAAACCACCATTTCCATTGTTTCCCCAACCACCAAATAGTGCAAACAATAAAATTATCCAAATCCAATCACCACCATAACCAAAACCACTATTACCATATCCTCCCATCATTGGCATAACTGGGTATGGATAAGCAAAACCATTGTTGCCATTTGTGGTTGCTAATTCTACTGTTGGTTGTATTCCGTTTCCGTTCATTATCTCACCTCCTTTCATCCTCTATATCAACTCTATTTTGAGTTAATATTATTATTAAACATTTGCATCATTTGTTGCCATTGTTGTTTTTGTTGTGGGTTAAAATTGTTTATAGTTTCATTTAATAAGTCATTAGGGTTATTATTTTTTCTAGCATCTTGATATTTTTTATATGCTTGAGGATTTGTTCTTTTTAGCTGTTGTTCTAATTGTGTCATCATTTGTTGTGGTATTTGTTGCATCTTGTTTTGCATCAGCATTTGTAACATCTGCATCATTTTTTATCATTCCTTTCAGTTCTTCAATTTGCGATTGTAAGTATTGTATTTGTAAATCTTTGCTATCAAGTGGCACTATTTCTTTTAATTCATAAGTTTTAATAGTGCCTTTAGTATTTTTAATCCATAATACTGACATATCTTTACTAAAGAATGGGGTATCACCATATATTATTTCTTTGCTAACATCATCAATGGTGTTTGCATATCTCATTGTGTTTGTTCCGTTTGGTGCAAGTTGGAATGTTTGATTAATAGCGGGTTGTTGATTATTTTTAAATTGTTCTTTCATTTGATTTAGTTGTGCTATTTGATTGTCAATTCTATCATTTATGCTTTGTTGATTAAAATTTGAATTATAAGTATTCATATATGGATTGTTATACATATTTACCTCCTAAAAGAAAAGAGAGTGTAGTAATAGTGTTTTAAACTAAATACTTAACTCTCCTTTCTAATTTAAGTATAGATTTTATTATTAATTTAAAAATGCAATAAAAAAGCATCACAATAAAAGTAATGCTTTCCAAGTTTGCATAAATACATAATCCGCAAAAATATCTTTTAGCTTTCTTATTTCATAGCCGATAGTTCTTTGACTAACACCTATTTCCATAGCTATTTTTACTATGCTATCTTTATTTATTAACATATTAATTATTCTAATTTGTTCATCCGTAAGTGATACATTCCTTATAAAGTCGTCATATATTGCTTTGATTTTTAATTTCTCAACCATTCCCCCACCTCGTTGCAATATATTACACTATATTTAATAAGATAGAATGCAAACTTTAGGCAAATAATAGCAAATAATAGCAAATAATGGCAATTTGGCATTTAAAAAAAATACTTGCTAATCTTGTTATAAATTTCTTGCTTTCTATTAGTAATTGTTCTCATAGAATACCCCGTTTTTATCATAATGCCCTTTAATGGTTCACCTTGTAAACATAAATCCAGGATTGTTTTTTCTTTTCGGCTTTCTCTTAGGATGCCTTTTTTTATTATAAAGTCGTATGTTTCTTTAGGCATATCAAAGTAATAATGTGGTTTTTTCATATAATACCCCCTTAATTGGCTATGTATTATATAATAAGATTTTAATTAATGCAACAAAAAAAGTGCTATTTAGCACTCTTTACCTCTTTTAGTTCACTTTCTATCAATGATATGCTTTTTTCAGCTTTATACATCCTATCAATCAAGTTATTATGCTCGTGAACCTTTTTATCTAGTTCGTCTATTCTATAGATAACTAAATCGTTGTTTCTTTTATTGCTTGATATAGTAGCTAACACAGATGGTATTGCTACACATAAACCACTTATAATGGCTGTCCAAATTCCTTGCATATAACCCTCCTCATACTCTTACATTGTAATTATATCACTAAATAGAAAAAAAGACAAATCGTTATTGTCTTTTATTTAATTCTTCTAATATTTGATTTATTTTTTCTTTTAATACTTTAAAATTGTAATTAATTTTATGATATGTAACTGTTTTACTATCAATAGTAGTTACATCAAACAATTCATCATCAGGTATGATAGGCAAACATTCATCTTCTAACTCTAAATTTAGGTTTTCTTTGTCCACTATATATCTATTAAAAAATTCTTTAATAGTACAAAAATCATTTTTTGAGAATAAATATTTTATTTCCTCATCAACTTCATCATTTGCTATTTTATTTAATAAATCAATTACTTTCATATAATTCCTCCAATAAATTAATTAAATCTTTATAAGCTGATACCTTACTTACATATCTTTTTTTGCCTCGTTGTCTATCTTCTATTTCAGCTTTTATTTTTAACTCATACAACTTGTCAATTGCATATTCTACTAATCGTATGTTGTCCATCTTTTACCTCTCCATAATCTTAATTTTTTATTCATTTGAGCTTTAAAATATGCTTTGTCATCTAATACTTTACCACATAAATGACACACACCAGATTTTTTTACATAATAATCGTGATTTTGATAACCACATACATCACATTTTATGTTCTTTAATTCTACCATTTTCTTTTTCATACTTCATCTCCTTATATGCTAGTACATAATCAAGTTGCTTTTGTGTCATATGAAATAGTCTATTAATATACATCGTTAAAGTATATTTTCTGCCATATTCTTTAAGCATCTTTTTTAGTTCTTTATTTTTTATTATCATCGTTGCACTCCCTTAAATCAACGCAACGCAAATCCCCACACCCACATTTTGGGCAATTACTTGTAATAGAATAACTTTTACCATCTTGCCATTCATAACCGCATTCCATACAAGTATAATAATACCTTTTTTCTATAATAATTTTGTCATATTCAACACGAATATTTATTTCATCATCATCATCAATTTCAGCTTCTTGCACTATTCTTTTTGGTATATGTGCAGTATAACAATTAATTCTTTTTTCATTATTTGCTATATATATTTGTTTACTTAATTTTGGCATTTTTCTTTCTCCTTTTCTTTGACTTTGTAATATAATCTAGCACTCAGTATAGCAGTTTTAGTAATCATACCATCATTAGATAACAAACTTTTGTTTTTTATACAATTATACTCTGGTGTTGATACTGCCATTAAATTGTCAATGTCAAAGTTTGTTCTATCACCATCCAAAAATATAACCATTGTTCCTTTAGGCAATTTTACATTATGATATTGCTCGTAAATATGCCTTTGTTTGTATTCCCATTTGTTTGGTGTGACTTTAACCAATACCATATTGTCTGGCTTAACGTATTCAGTTCCAATTGGTATTCTATTGCCCATTGCTTTTGCTTTATTAGGGTTATAATCTTTATATCTTATTTGTCTTTTTTGCAAGTATTCTCGTAACATTTCTTTTGTAATTTGATAGTTATATTTGTTTTTGGCAATATCTAGCAATTTGTCTATTGTATTACTAGACCCTTTTTTATACATTTCTTTTTCAAATTCTTTTGAATACTTATTTCTCATTTACAACACCAAGCTCTAATGTTAATTTGTCTTTTTGTGTTTCGTATTTAGTTGCTACTTCAATAATTCTTAAACCAACATTTACACTTTTTAAAAATGTTACAGCACTACCTGATAAAGCATTTGCTCTTGCAATTTCTTCACTTTTATCAACGTGTGTGTTGTCTAAATTATCTAGTCTTTCCATTTGCCTCATTAACATTTGTTGCATTTTAATTAAATTATTATTCATTATTTATTCACCCCCTTTTTGGTGCATATGAACATTATATTTATTGGTATACACATAATACACGCTAAATATAATCTCCAGGTATTTAAGTTTTGTAATGTTTCTTTTTTAGTAAACAACATTATGCCAACCTCAATCAACATCAAAACCAATGCCCCTACCTTGTAACAATTTACTTTCTTTTTCATAATCTACCTCCTTGTTACAATTACACTATAACATAGTTATATGACTATGTCAATACTAAATTTGTTATTTTACAAAAAAAAAGACACCAACCACGAATAGGTGTCTTTCATAAAATAGATTAGGAAGGTGCTTTGTAAACACCATAGAATAGATGAAAAGCGTGTAGTATCATCTACTCTATGTTGCCTATAAAGGCAACTTTGTACATATGTGTGGTCTGTAAAGTGCTTTTATTTAGCACCATTAGAATAGATATAGAGAACCTACAGATAACCCCTTAACAGTTCTCGGCTCATTTTAGTCATTTTGGGGTTTTGCCATTATATACCTATCCTAATGCTACCAAATAAGGTAGCCTCTTTGACATAACAAATGGATGCTTTGTTGTTAGAACAATTACATTATAGCATATAATTATTCTTTTTGCAATATAGAAAAAGAACATATTTCTATGTTCAAAAACACACTCGCTTTTAGCATTATCACGTTAATAATGCCTTGTTTGATGAACGCTAGGAACTCTTACAAGTTATCATCTTGTATTCTAACTCTTACCCAGCTAGGAGTTTCTCTGTGTTTTCTTAATTATAACATAATTATTTTTTGATTGCAACCCTTTTATAACCACTTACTCTTAATCTATCTTTTTTTTCTAATAAGCCACTTGCTTTTGATAGTTCTTTGTATTTATGATTTAGTATTGTTATCTTTTGTTGGCTTTCGCCTATAAGCATCTCATTATTACTTGCTCTTGCTAATATTTGAGTATCCTTTTGTTCTCGTATAGCTCTTTCTATTTGTCTTTGTAATTGAGTACCCTCATACATTGTATAATGTTTGCCCTCATAATCAAAGCCTTTATTGTTTCTATTTATTATTTCTTTTAGTTCCTCGTTTGAATATTCTGGCTTACTTATTCCTAAGACAATAGCAAATGTATAGTGATAACAATTATATTGGCTTATACTTCTTCTATCGTGTCCATCATAATTTGCATCAAACTCAACACCATCATAGCTGACAGCTTTTTCATCACTTTGGAATTTTTCAAACTCACCTTTTTTAATTAATTTGCCATCCGCATCATATTGATTGGTGCTAAATTGTTTACCTTGTACATCCTGGTGGTCAGGTGCAGGGTTTTCGTGTACTGTTATTTCAACACCATCCGCATCAAACTCTTTGCCTATTATTGTTTGTGTTTCATTGTGCAAAGTTCTTATAGCATCTTTCATATGCATTCTAACCGCACTATCAAGCCTCATTGTTCTTCCATTCTCATAAACAACCTTTAGACCCGTTCCCATTTGTTTTAACTGTCTAAACATTGCACTATCAAATGTTTCTTTACCTTGCCCTACATTTAATATTGCCTCGTCTAAAAGCTCGTTATATGCATCTTTTAAGCCTTTAAATGTGACCTCTTTTGTCTTTTTATCTGCCATACCAAAGCCAATCATATCACTTCTTGCCATTTCTATGTATTTTTTTGCGGTGGCGGATGATATTGCGTCTATTTGACTTTTCAATGCAAAATTTTGCTCGTATGGTATAAATTTTTTGCCTCTAAAGTCATAAAATTGCTTAGCAAACTCATAATCGTGCTTTGCAACCTCATCAAAAATTTTCTTAATATCTCTTACATTCAGCTTTGTTATTTCAGCAAGTTTTTTTATTATCTTGTCATAGTCACCACCATATTTTAGTATTTGCACTAATTCTTGAGCTTTGCTAGGTGTAAGAGTACCAAGTTTTTTGATACTCTTACCTATTTGCTCTAAAACATACTCGTTGCCTTGCTCTATTCTATTAACAAGCCTTTCAATTACTTTTTCAATAACCTCGTCAGATAACATAACATCACCTACTATACATCTTGGCCTTTTGTAAAATCATTTCCCTCACTTGTATAAAATACGTTATTTACTATATCATACATTCCTACTTTATTATCACTTTTTCTATAACAAGGTATAAAATCTCTAATAAGCACATCATTGTTATCATAAATTTTACAAGAATACATATTACCATTGAAAGCCTCTCCTGAACTCATACCATTTGTTGATAAAAGATAGCATCTATAATTATTTAATGAATAAGTATATGTTCCTTGTCCATATAAAGTGCCATTTACTTTTATATAGTTATCACCAGACGTTGTACTTGCTTCTATTTTATATCTTGTATTTGTTTGAATATAAAGACCTGTCCATATATCTTCTTTTGCACCTAAGCCGAATTGAAAACCTCCATTATCAAAACAAGCAAGATGTGAACGTGTAATAGGATAACTGAAATCAACTGCACCTATTATATATTGTGTTGATAATTCATTAAATGATATATCTAATTCAAACTTATACCCATCTGTTATATCAAACCCTGTATTAATATAACCATATCTTACACCAGTTATATATTCAACCTCTTGATATTCACTAGGCAATCTTGAACTTAGTGTACTTAAAAGGCTTCTAAATAAACTCATATTTCACCTTCTTAATATTTTTTCCATATTGCAATATCATTTAATATTGAAATCATATAGTTTTTACTTGCAACACACGTTCCTGTACTTACCCCACCACTTGTTGTTAATGTTGGTGCATCACCTAAATTAGTCAATGAACTAGGTATACTTACACTTGTTGCAGTTGAACCACTTTCAAAATAAATCATACTTTCTATATCAAATGTTGTTGTTGCAGTTATTGTTAATGATGTTATTTCACCTAATTTATATGACTTGTTTCCTGTTAAACTAGCTATTGTATATGTTGAACTGCTATTTGTAATAACCTCAGGGCTATCCCCATCATAAACTTGTGCCGTTGTTGTTCCATTCTTGTCAGTAATTGTTATCGTTGACACGTTGCTATTTTTAGTAACAGTTGCAGTTGGGCTATACCCCGCACTACCCAAGCCACTTATTATTGTATTACCTTTTCTTAAACTCATAATATCCTCCTAATTAAAATATTTTGCTAAGTCAACATTATAATTGTATGCCACTTCGTCAGCCGACAAATCTCTATTATATATTAAAAAGTTATGTATTGTTCCGTTAAATGTTCTATCACTTGGTGCATATTCTGGTGGATTTGCTTGTAAATAAGCATTCCCAATTGTAAAATACATACTACTATTTAAACTACCGCTGAATGTATTTCTGTCATATACTTGTTGACCATCTATATATAAAATCATTCTTGATGTTGACATTATAACTAAAGTTAAATTATGTTGTGAGTTATCACTAGCCCAATCGGAGGTTGATATTGTTCTGCCTGAGCCACCTAACCAACCCGCACTTGAACTTGAACCCTCGTATTGTACTAAGAAACCCGCACTGCCAATTCCGTGATTACCAAACAAGCCCATATAATTACCACCTGTTTTTACTGTGTATGTGCAACTTATCGTAACAGGCATATCGCTAAATAAATCGGTCATTTTTTTATCATTAACTGTTACGACACCATTATACGAATAATATAGTCTAAATTTTAGCCCGTTAGTTGTCCAACCTGAGTTATCACCAGTGCCATTAGAAAAGTTATACATTTTACCAACATTGTTATTTCCACTTAAGTCAGCCCACTCTGTTGCGGATGTACTATAACCATTTCCTGTATTATCTATTCCACTATAATAAACTATTAATCCATCAGTAATATAATCATTGCCCTTTGGTTGCCATAATGTAACACCATTTCTTTCTATTTTTTTAACTGTTCCCTCAGGTATTGTAATACTTTTCACGTTAGAAAAATCTACCATAATACAACTTCCTTATCAACAGTAGTGTCATCATCCAACGTAAATGTCCAAGTTTCGTGTGAAAAACTATGTTGACTTACCCATTCTGTGTCAAAATCACTATTACTAGCTTTTGCTAACACTTGACCCGTTGTTCCTGCACTTGGCAATCCATTGTTGCTATAATCATCAGTTATATTATAGAAAGTATCGGCATCCTTATTTTGTATTGCATTGTATTCGCTTAGTGTACCACTCCAAAACTTGTCTAAATTTGTTGTTTTTACATCTTTAACGCCAGTCATAAATTGAGTTTTGTTATACTCTATTTTTTGAAATGTTGTTACGCCTGTTGATGTAAATACATTGTTTTCCCACGTTCCATTTATTCTAAATGTAACTAAATATAGCGTATTACCATTAAAACTATATCCATCAAAAAGATACATTCTATCTTGATTTGTTAATGGACTTTCATTACTCATAATAAATGTGTAATTGTAATTTGTTTTTAATAATACAATAGCATTTTTTATTTGTTTACCATAATAATAGTTTATTAAATCAGTTGCACTTTCTTTTATTGCGTCTGTGGTATAATTTTCGTTATTATATGAAAATGTTGTTGGTATTTCAAATCTATATACTTGGTGTTGGTCTGTATCTACATATTGTTTTGTTGCATAATTACTTAAATCACCACCAACTGCACTTATAACATTATTTTCTATTGTTATGTTTTCTCCTGCTGTATATTGAACGTAACCATCTCTACCATCAGTTCCGTTAGTACCATTGATACCATCACTAACAATTGCGGTTGTGGTTCCGTTTTTATCGGTGATAGTTATTGTTGATGTACTGCCACTTTTAGTTACTGTTGCAATTGGGCTTACCCCATCAACTCCGTCAATACCATTTCTTCCGTCAACTCCGTCCTTCCCGTCAACTCCATCTCTTCCGTCTCTTCCGTTTGTTCCATTCGTTCCATCTAAAACTTGTACCTCTTTTGATGTTCCACTTTTGTCCGTAATTGTAATAGTCGTTGTTGTTCCAACTTTATTTGCATCTATATCTAAATTATTGACCTCATTTAAAGCTGTATCTATGTCATCTAATTTGCCATTAACCTCGTTTAAACCTTCTTGTAATTGCAATTCGTATTGTTCTAATTCGCTTGGTGTTATTGGTTGACTATTTTCGGCATCTTTTAATGAACCTTCTAGTGTTGTAAAGTAACCAGGTTTAGGGTTGTATCTTTGAGTTGAATTAAATGCAACTACACCTAATTCAATTTCACCAGGTTCGGTTAATACTTCACTAGGTATTTCACATTGATTATTTATTATGATTTGTTTGTATGTGTCTCCTTTTAAAGTAAAATATGCCTCTTTTGTAAATGTTGCATCAAAGTCATCACTAAATTCAAAATCAACAGTTGTTACATTTATTTCTTGCTCATTTACTGGTGTATTAATTACTTGTATTGTATGCGGTTTAACTATTACTTTCATTATTTATCACCATCCTTTTTTTCTTCTTTTGGCTTTTCCTCGTCTTGTTCTTTTTTTCTATCGTTAGTTCCTAGTAAATCCTCTACATTAGGTTCGGCATCATCAATTTCTTGTATTTTCTTTTTAGCAATTTCTTCAGTTTCACCAAATACTTTCATTCTATATTCAACCTTACTTAGTAAACCTGCACTTACTTCCCTCATTGCTCTATTACTTTCAGCTTCTTTATCTTCTATAATACTATCATCAAATTGTATCACCATATCTTCATCGCTTATGTTATACTTACCAAATTCGCTTGATGCATAGCATATAGCTCTTACTAAATCATAGATTGCACTTTCATAGCCTATCTCTAGTTTTTTCTTTCTTCTAAATAGTTTGCTATTACTTGATACAACTGCTGTTGCAGTGCTTAGATTTGTACCATCAAAATGATAGTGATTTTCACCAAAGCCAACTTTATTGCCTAGTATGTTTAAGGCAGTGTTTAATGTGCTTATTTGTTTATCGGTTCTTAAATCGTCACTTTCACTTTGAATTAAATCGTCTTTTGTTGCACCTTTAGGCAATTGATAAATAGATGTATCCTCAGGGTCAAATACCATTCTTTGTTGCCCTTCATCATAGTTAAACATTTCAGCTCTTGCAAATATTCTTCTTTTACCATCTTTTACTTCAGTTTTTAATGCATCAAATACAATGTCAACTGTCTTTAAATTATCAATAGCATTTGCATAATGTGGTATTCCAAAAGGATTGTTATTAAACAAGTTATTTGTTAATAGTGGCTTAAATATACTAAACCATTTTATATCTGACTTAGTGTCAAAATCATCAACTGTGTTTTCTTTTTCTTTTATCTCGGTTAATAACCCGTTAGTGTCTTTAAATAAATGATTGTATATGTGATAGTTTCCGTCATCGGCTAATTTGTGAACCGCAAGTATTACATACTTTTCACCTTTTACATATTCAACCGAACCAAAAGCACATTCTGTTATTTCTTTATTGTTCCAACTTAGCGGATAAATCCAATCTATATCAACAACATCAACTCTTGTTTTTGCCTCCGATACATCTAAATACATTCCATCTTGGTTTTCTATAATGTCATATACACTAACAACAACAGCTTCAGTTCCTAATGCACCTGACTTTTCTATTGATTGATTAATTACTGAGTATAAGTCTAAGCTATCTATTAGTTCGTCAAACTCATCTTGTGATTTATCATCCTTCATTGATATTTTGCATTTTTCACTCCATAATATGTCTGACCAATCTTCACTAATTTCTTTTGCCATATTCATTGTATATCTATGTTGATTGACTTTCTTTTTACCATTATAGATAAAATAATTATGAAATGACTTAACATTGCCTTGATACCAACTTTTCCATTGTTCAATGTAAGTTCTTAAATCATTTTTAGCATTTGGATTGTAATTATAATTTATTTGTAAAAAATCTTCTAATTTCATTGTATCACTCCTTTTTATTTAACAATTTTTATTTGGTCTTTTTTAAAAGCAATTATTTCAACAATATCATCTTTTTTTATTTTTTCTATACTAACTGATTTAGTTTTATAATTATAATATTTGTGTTCAGGCATATCTTCGTTTGCTATGCGTATAATTCCATCATATTGATTAATTTTGCCACTAGCATTTAATTTATTTAGTGTTGTATTATCGTTTGTTTTTAAATATAATGGTTTTTTAATGTTTAAATATACTTCTTTTATATTTCCCTTTTCACCAGCATAATATCCTGCAACACTATCTTTTCTTTCTGGTGGGGCAAAATAAAATCCCCTTGTGCCATCTGACCTTTGCCTTATAAACTTTTCATCAAATTCCTCAAAATTTGTTGATGTTCCGTGATAAACTTTTATTAAATTGCCATTTTTATCTCTTATTTTACTGTCTTCAAATCCTTTTGGTTCTTTTGTTTTATTTTTATTTGTCTTTTGTCTAATAAAAGCATCCATAGGATTTTGCCCTTCTTTGACAAAAACGTGTGTGCCATTTATTGTTACCCAATGTCCATCTTCTTGCATCTCAATAACCTCCATTTATATTCTGCATTAATTTGTCATAAAAAGGAAACATACTATATTCACTAGCATCCAAGTCATCAACGGGTGTTGTTCCATCGTCAAGTCGTTCATCTTCGTGTTTATCATCCCATAGAGCTTGACTATATGCCTCTATTAGATATTTGCATTTCCTAAGGATAAATCTCCGTTGTTGACCAAATAAATGGCAATCTAGCTCAATTCTATCAACTATCCTTCCTTTGATACAATCATCTACTAGCAAGGGTATTCCTTTTTCTTGTAAGTATTTATTCATACCATATGTTAGCACTTGACCTAAAGCACCATAGTCCGCAAAGCAATGTGTTACTTTCCCGTATGTGTTCATTACCCTTTTGTAAAACTCAACAAATTTTTTATACATTTCCTCAGGAGAATGTAACCCTGTCAGCTTTTCCTCATCTATTGTCCATACTTGTTTAAATAGTGGAGTTATTCCCGTTGCTTTAAATTCGGTTTCACCTTCAGTTGCACCATAGTCAATGCCAATTGATATAATCATAAAATTTAACTTATTCCCGTATTCATCAACCGCCTCATCTCTTATGTATAAACTAGGATTGTCCGCAAATTGTCTATATATTATACCTTCAGCATTTTTCCATTGTCCTAGTATTAACCTATCATAATAAACTGTTCCTGCATATTCTTTGCATAGATTGTCAACAAATTCCTTTGGCAAAAAAGGGTTATCAAATATAGTGTAGTGTTGTACATAGACATCAAGTTGTTTTTCTTCAACTTTATCTAAGAAATTAGCTTTTAGCCAATGTGATTGGTTCTCTGGGTTTAATGCACCATCAAAGCACGAATATGGCTTGTCTAATGAACCTTGTATCATTACAAATACTTCTTCATTCCATTTAGCAACCTCATCACCATATGCATATTTGATTGATGTACCTTGTATTTTGCTTACTTGATTTACTTTTTCACAACCTAAACAATAGACAACCTCACCAAATAGTTTTGCAGTATTATCACTGCCTATTGTACCAACTAAATTTTTACCATATATTTGCCTTAGTGGTTGCAATACATTTCGTTCTATTGTTCCTTTAGATACACCAAAAATACAATATAGACCATCTAAGCCTTTTCTTTCTATTATTCTTTTAGGTATTACATATAAATTATCAAGGTATGTTTTACCACATCTTCTTGCACCTACTTTGATATTATATCTATGATGAGCATTTTTAATAAATTCTTTTTGCTTATCACTTAGTATCATTTCGTGCCTCATTTTCTATCTTAGACAATAGCTCTTGAACCTTAGATATTTCGTTAGGATTTGTCGGTATCTCAATCTTTTCTCTCCACTCGTTTTTCTTTCTATTTTTAAGCCAAAATATTTGTGCGGTTACATTACCACTTAAAGCATTTAATAATAAGGCGTTTTCAACTTGATAGTCAACAACATCTCTGCCATCTTTTAGGGCATTACTTATATTACTGTGTTTATTTTTCCATTCGTAAAGTGTTTTAACATTAATTCCAATATTGTTTGCTATTTGTTCGTTAGTAAGCCCATCTCTAGCCCATCCTTGTAGCAATATAAGTTTATCATCAGTTAGCCATTCATCTATCTTAGCCACTTGTACCGCCTCCTTGCTATTTCAATAATCATTATAACATAAAAAAGCAAAATAGACAAAATGACTACTTTACTTTATATTTTCTTTCATTATCTATCAAATTGTCATAATCTTCTTGCTCAGTACTATTTAGATAAGTCCATATTAAATTTTTAAAACTTTCATCCATATGAATGTTAGCATATACATACCACTTATAGAATATTTTTGCATCATCTTCCATAGCATCATAAAATAATTTTAATATTTTAGCATTATGTACAAAATCATTATAAGTAAGAAAGCATAGCTCATTCCTTATGAATGGGCATACTGAAAAGTCAATGTCTTTCATTCCTCTTCTCCATTTCCCTTTTTATTTCTTCCCAATATTCATCTGCTCTACTTGAAATAACGCAAGAAAAAAAGCATAGTAAAACCACTATACCTATTGCACCCAAAACCAAAATAAACCCTAAAAATCCATTCATTGTATCACCCTCTTAACTTAATCTAAGTATAGCATAATTTTAGATAAATTGCAACAAAAAAAAGAACGAAGGTAGATTTAAAAAAACTCGTTCTTATCTCAAGGGGGTGATGGCTTATTTATCCATCAATAACATTATAACATATTTTAAAATTTATTGCAACTTGCTAAATTTATCTTTACCATCTAACTTGATTATTATTCTCCTGTTATTTTTACCTGACTTTGATTTTCTATTTACAACCCAAACAACAGAACGATAATAATTAAATGTACTTTTTTTTATATTCATTTCTTTGCATATTTCATCTTTTGTGCCTTCACATAAAAATTCATCACCTTTATACATAGCATATATATGTGGTCTATATTTCATTATTCATTTACCATATAACAATTGTTTGCAGTTAATAAGTATGTTTTACCATTACTTTTTATTTGCAATTGTTCTCCATCATAGTCTTGCCAACTATCAATAGCTAATTCTATTTTTTCAGCACCATAATAGCATACCACTTTATCATAATTATATTCTAAATCAATTATTTGCTTATTACAACCTGATAAAAATAATAAGCAAAATACTGCTACAAGTAAAATACTTATATATGTTATAAATTTCTTATTTTTAAATATTTTCATTATTTCTCTCCTTTTTCATCTTCAATTAAATAACTTATTAATTCAATTTTAAATGTTGGTTCAAGTGGTCTATTCATAACTAATTGACCCTTAATATCTCTATAGCTATCATAAATATAATCACATTGAACTGAACCTAAATAACAATATAATATTTTTCCCATATATTTTAATTTAACTTTGTATTCCTCTATCATTCCATATTGGTCTATATGATAATATTCTCTACAAAATGGGCAACGATAAACACCATTCTCTATTTTATCATAATTTATACTAGCACCACAATTTAAGCATTTATCTTGTTTTAATATCATTATTTATTCTCCTTTAGTTCTTGTAATTCTTTTTTTAAATTACTTGTATCTAAACTTGCATAATTATATAAATACCATATTTTGTTTTCTAATTCATCTATAATATTATTTAATCTTTCTATTTCTTGTTGTTGTTCACCAATAATATATTTGTCTTTTTCTAATTGTTCTTTTAAATAATCTTTATATAATTCTTCTCCATATCTTTCTTCCATATTTTCAGTATCTATAAATATATTCATTCTTTATCATTTCCTTGTAATATGTTTAATAACTCATCAGGTCTAGGAAAATAATACATATTTTTCTTTACCCATTCTGTTGCTTTATCTATTTTTTGCCAACACCTTGCCATTTCTATTTGCATATTTTGGTTATTTTCTTTTAATTGTTCAATTTCTTTATTTATTTTTTGTAATTCAATATGTTCCCAATAAAATTGATTAAGTATGTTTTTTCTACTACTATCTTTCCATACATATTCAAAATCTTCTTTACTTATCATTATTTATTTTCCTCGTAACCAAAATTTTTTTTATAATCAAAACTTTTAAATGTTTCTAATAATGCATCTAAATTTTTACCTTCATTTGATAAATTAAATATTAATAAACAAGTTAACAAATATAAGTTATTGAATTTATCTTCTTTTGTTTCTATCTTATCAATATCTCTAATTATTTTTTTATATATTTTATAAAATTGCATTTTATACCTCCACTATCTCAATATTTGTATAATCACATTAAAAACAAGCATAAAACAAAGTGCTATATTCATTTTTAAGCAATAATCTAAATAATTCCCATTTTTTATTAATTCTATTATATTTCTTATTGTAAAATATAGCCAAAAAATTAAACTAATACACCACAATATAATAAATATAATTTTTAGTGTTGACATTATTATACCTCCTCAATTTCTATTCCATATTTCCAAGCCATTAGCTTCTTTTTCAGCAAATATTCTTTTGTCTTAAATCCTTTTGTATCAACTATGTGATATTTACCATCTGGTGTCTTATATACAAAATCGGCTATGTATTTAGTTTTACGATATGTTTTGTTATTTAGCTTAAATGTTTCTATTAAAACAAATTCAACTTGTCTTTGCAATTCACTTATTTTGCCTAATTTTTGCATATTCTCTAAATTTATGTACCAATTCATTTCTTTAATACTATCAAATTTGATGCCTTTATATTCACATTTTTTGTTATGGTATTTATTCGTCAAATATGTTTTTCCTGCCCTTAAAGGCGGATATACTAACTTCATAAATAGTTCCTTCCGTATCTCTCTATAAAATCCTCAATTGTTTTGTCATTCGTTATGCACCATACTGTTTCCCCCAACTCTTTTAACCATAGCCATTCTCTAGGGCTTTTATGTATTGAGTTTTTACCCGTTCTATGTTTCTCAGGTGTTGTAAATATTACTAAGCCATCTTCTATAGATTTATTTCGGTTTCCCGTTCTACCCTCAAATATTTCGTGCCTCTCACTACCTGGAAATCTATAATTCAAAAAGTAAGGTGGTTTTGAGGGCATTATACAATACTCATTGGTCGTTGAACTCTTCATACTTTATACTCTCCATTTTTTTCTTTAGTGCATTTGTTTTTGTTTCTAGTGTGTCATAGGCATTTTTAAATCTTTTTAAAAAACATTCTTGGTCAGCTAACTTGTTTATATCGTCTTTGCTTTTCCAAGTTGCTAGTGCTTCAAAATAACTTATTGCAGGTGGTTTCCCGTCTGCATCCGCATTCCATTGTTTCCTTGCATCCACTTGATTAATAGCGGTATCAATTTGTATTTTTGTTTTCAGCTCTATAATTTCCCTTGTAAATCTAGCAATACACTCACCGCATATATACATCAAATTTGTGTATATCTCTATGTTATGAGCATATTCATACATTGAGTTCGGCTCATCAATTAGCTTTTCGTATGTTTCTTGATACATCTGTTGCAATTTGCTATTTTGAACCTCTTTTATCTTAAAAGGGTTAAACAAATATTGTTTCTCATTCATAATTGTCTCCTAAAATGGCAATTCTAATTGGTCATCTAATTCTTCAACAGTGATGCTATTGCCAAAATTAGCATATGGGTCGTCTTTTTTTTCTTCTTTTTTTGTTTCAGTTTCGGTTGTAAATTCTTGTATTACTATATACCAACTTTCTTTTTTATCTTCAGTTTTATAGAAACTTAAAAATCCTTTTGTAATTTTTATTTTTGTTTTATCGGCAATATTAACATCTTTTGGCAGTTTTACATCTATGTAGCCATTAATATATTTGCCATCTTTATCGGTTTTTGATAAACCAGCTCTATAATACATTTTACCATTAAATTCTTTTGCAAATATCATTATATTATTACTTGTTATATTCATTATTTATCACCTCTATTATTTCACTAACTTTATCAACTAAAATATTGTGTCTGTTTATTATTTCTCTTATTTTTCTATCTTTATCTTGTTCATTTAAAAGATATTCTTTATCAATATATGCTAAATTTATATTTTCTATTTTCTTATTTTCTTCTAATATTTCTACTTCTTCATTTAACCAATCTCTATCATCATCATATAATCTAGGCAAATCCGTTAAATATTTATAATTTTCTTCATCTTCGGTATTCAAATAAGCATTATGATTTAAACATTTTTCAAAAATACGATATTTTACTCTTATTTTTTCAGGTATTTCTTCCCCATTTGCTATTTTATTTAATAAATCTATTACTTCCATAATTCACCTCTTTTTTTGCCTTATACGGTTTGTTTTACCCTTTCTAGTATATTTATACTATTTTACTATTTTCGTGCAATGTACCCCCTTAAAATTAAGTCTAGGGGGCATTTTAGTAATCTCGTTCATCTTCATTTTTTAAAAACTCGTAATGTTCCTCTAAAATCTCGTAATCATCACATAATTCTTCAAATGCTCTATAAAATTCATCTAGTGTTATAAAATCTTTGTTATTAAAATATCTTTCAGCAACCCATTTTGCCATATCTTCGGTTCTAATATAAACTTCATCCATTATTGTAACCTCTTATCTAAAAGTTCTATTGCCTCTTTAACTTGTTCATAAGTCATATTGTCATCACTATCGGCATTAAAATATTTATAAAATTTTTCTCTATCAAATTTGTCGTCTTTTTCTTCGTTAGCAACTATCATTTTTTTCATAGTTTCCGTTAGCTTAGTTAATTCCTTGTCTTTTTCTTTTGATAGTTGGCTAAATCTAATATGGTTTTTGTTATCACGAATAATTAAGTCTTTTATGTTGTCTTTTTCGTCATAGTCAATTATTTCTACCCAAAAGTATGTTTTAGTTGTATATTTGCCTTTGTCATTTTCAAAAAACTCTGGTTTATCTTTTACTCCCATATCTTTTCTAGGAAATGTAATAATACTAGGGCTTGAATAAAGTTCTCTACCTATGCCCCAATTAACACAGGCTCTTTTAAAACTATCACTTGCTAAGCCTTTTTCTTCTTCAGCAAAACTTTCTTTTCCTGTATCTTCTTTTGTTATCCATTGTGACTTTTCAGCATCCCAAATTGATACAATGCAATTTGCATTATCTCTTGTATGCTCTCTTTTCCAATTCATTGCCCCTACTGTCTCGTCTAGGATGTTCATATCGCATCTTGCATCTTTGTACAACAACATCGTGCAATAATTACTTGCTATTTGATTAATTCTTACATCAATCTCATCAGCTCTTAAATTTCTAAACATTTTCATTTTTTAATCTACCTCCTCAATGTCAAATATAGAAAATTGTTTTTGTTTTTGACCGCTTTTTTTATTAAAGCTAATCCCATCCAATTTATGTTTCATACTACAACCATCACACATAAAATGATTGTAACGCCCACAATAACTGTCAACATAATCTTTAAACTTAGTCACTTTTTTAATTCTTAAATCACCATTGACACAATTAGCTACATTAGTTTGTGGCAACCAAATCTTTTCATCATCCGCTATTTTTTTATTGCCTAAATGCTCGGTTGTAAAATATGTTAAATTGTATTTTAAATAATTATCAAAGTTTTCGTTTATTGTATCAACACCACAACAACACCTTGATTGGCTTAAATAATGTAAGTCATTATCACCAACACCAACTAAAGTTTTATCTAAATGCTTTTTTAATATTTCAATGTTTCTCGTTTTTGTTTGTACATCTAATTCTAAGTTCCGCATAATTGATGTTCTTTTATATTTGTAAATTTCATCTTTAAATAATTCTTTTATTGTTGGATTGTCGGTATTGATTTTCAAATGTTCAATTGTAACATAACTGGCAATGCCATTTATTGTATCACACAACTCTATAGCTTTGTCAAGGTCTATTACAGGCTGTATTCTTATGCTACACCAAAAACCTTTTGACCTTAATTCTTTTAAAAAGTTTATTCTTTGAGTTGCGGTTGGGCTATTATCCTCGTACTTTTTTACCCACTCATCATCTTTACCAATTAAACTTATTTGGAAACAATGAATGCTAGGGTCTAATATTTCCCAATATTCATTAGGCAAATAACATTGCTTAGTTGAAAATATCAATGGATAATTATACTTGTTGCTTAACTCAATTAATTTGTAATTTAATTTCAGTTTAAATTCTATAGGCTGAAAAGGGTCGGCTAACCCACCACAATGTATAGGTACTCTATGTCTTAATAATTCAATAACAATGTTTGATGTTTTCTCGTTTGTTTCAAATGCCTTATAAAATAAATCTTTAATAATTTCAAATCGTGCATATGAATATTCAAAATCTTCTTGACCACCTATATGCCTTGCAAAACAATATTTACATCCAAAACTACAAAACTTATAAAAGTCTAGTCTAAATGGGTTACCACAAAATCTAAATTGACTGCTTAAAGCTAATGGGCTTTTATAATCGTCTTTAAGTTCTTTCACTTTCTACCTCCTCTGCATAACTATTTATCATAGCTTGTTCTGCTTCTTCTTTGCTTAAATCTATTTCACCAAAATAGGCTTGTATTAATCTTTTCTTACCGCTGTTATCTGGCAACTTGTTTTTAATTAATTCTAACATTGCATCGTACTTATCCCAAAAATTTTGTTCACTCATATTTTCTAGTTGTTCTCTAGTAACATCTTTTTTTAAATATTTTTTCATTTCTCTAATGACATAATCAATGGCATTGCAACGTCTTATATGTTCATCATAGTTAAAATAATCTAATGCCTTACCACAATTAGCACATACGATAGTATATTTTCTTACCGCATCTTTATCTTTTGTTTTTAATATACCTGCTAATATGTAATTTAGTTTTGGTGGATAATCTCCATAGGTTTCACTTTTTAAATGTTTGTCTAGTCTCTCATTAACATCAGATGCATCATAATCTTTTAATTGCTTATACCATTCCTCAATTTTAAAATCGTCAACTATAAAATCGTTGTAATATTGTTTTATTCTTTTTAAAAACAAATTAGTTTCTTGTACTGTCATTTTCGTATTTTTCCTCCAATCTTTTTATCATAGCCTCTTCGCTTTCTTGGTCGGTTGCAAATTCATCTTCCCATCTTTTATTTCTTAACCAAGTATCAGGGTATGGTATAAATTGTCCGTTGTCTTTTTGCCACTCTTTAGTTTGCTTAAATCTTTCTAGTTGTTTTAACATAGTATTTAACATTTGCTCATTTGGTTTATTTTTTTCAAACCATTTTAAGCATTTTTGTTTGCTCACTTTCTTTGGATATGCCTTCCAAAATTGCTCAAAATGAGCATATATATTATATATACTATTCTCTTCTATACTAATCTTATCTATACTATGTATACACTCCGTTTCCATTGTGTATACATTATTGTTGTCTAACTCTAATTTTTTTAGTTCTTTTTGATGAATTGTTGGTTTAATTCTATCGTTTTGTAAGTAATTATTTAACCTCCAATGTCTTATTACAATCACACCGCTTTCAAAAGGAATAATAAATTTTTTACTTATTAAAACTTTTAAATCGTCTTGCTTTAAGCCCGTAAATAATAATATCTTTTTCCAATTATCAACAAAACCATCATCATCAGCTCTCATACCTAATTCATAATATAATAATCTGCTTGATATGGGCATTTCTAAAAAATTGTCAGTATCAACAACATTTAAACTAAACATTCTTTTTTGTGCCATACTATCTTACCCTTTCAAAATAATCTTCAATTTCCGCATCTTGATTTAAAAACTTAGTTATACAATAAGCAACTAACTTACTGCAATCTTGTTTACCATTAACTATTCTAATTAATGTGGGTGGTGTTATTCCAATATATTCAGCCACTTTTGTTTTGTTGAACATTTTCATAACATTCTTGTCTTTGAAATGCCACATTTTATCTACCTCCTTCAACTTTATAATATGATTATATATCATTATAAATTGCTTGTCAATACAAAAAAGAACTATTTTCTAGTTCTTTCTAAAACCTTTTTATTTTCTCTTATTATTTCCATTCGTCTATTATATTCATCACGATTATCTAACTCTAATTTATGTAATTCTCTATGTGTTTCCTCTGTTAGTAAAAAACTTTCTTCGTATATTGTATGTTTAGTAAGACGGAATGGCGGGTCGTGATGAAGTACCAATTTTTCTTTTTCAAATATTTGCATATTGTACATATCCACACGACCACATTTTAAGAATAATTGAACCTTTACTGCTTTTGCACCAGGTCTTTTACTCATAACCCTCCTTATTCAATTATAATTTCTAATTTATAAGCATTTTCTCCCATATTTCCCGCATATCCATCTTGTCCATTTGTTGTTTCTATATCATATTGAAATGGTAGATTATTTATACGATATTTTGCTTTTTTATAGCCACTTGTTTTAATTATTTCTTGTGGTGTGTCATAATAAATTCTAACACAATCAATTGGTCTGTTATCACCAGCCCAACCATTAGTAAAGTTTCTTGTATCATAACCTGTTACTCTAGGCAACCAACCAATATTTTTAATATGAGCTTGATACCACACTTTGCCTTTATCAACTTTTACCATAAAACCTATTATTGTATTTTTGCCAAGACCAGCATAATCATCCATATTTTTAACCTCTGGCAACCATCCATTTTCTTTTGTTTTGACTTTATAATAAACATTCACAACTTTACTTGTTGACGGCAAGTCTTTATCTAAATATGGTGTTGGGTTTATTCTTATATCGTTAGGATTTCTCAATTCCCAATGAAGATGTCCAGCCGTTGAACGCCCTGTGCTTCCCATAAAACCTATAACTTGTCCTCTTTTAACTTTATCACCTGTTTTTACTCTTACTGTGTTATAAGACATATGTGCATATAAAGTATAATAACTATCATTGTGTTTTATTTTTACATAATTACCATAGCTATTCCCTGTTTTATCTTGTGTTTTATAATCTTTTTTATAAGAAACTACAACACCATCACTATGTGCAACTATCCACCCTAAAATATGTTTGCCTTTGCTATCAACATTTACCAA